CATACGAGGTAAACGATAAACCGATTTATAAAGACACAAACGGCAATTTGGTGCAATTTATCGAATTGACAACCGCAGAATTAAAAGCCTTTAACGACTTTTTGAAATCCCAAAACGCAAAAAAAAACAAAGAGCGGTTTGATAAAAATAATTAGGCTGATGAATTGGTCTCCCGAGCCCGATTGGCTTCTGCAGGTTCGAATCCTGCCTCGGGAACAAATAGATTTTAGATTAAAGAATAACGATTTTAGATTTTAACAATTAAAAACAAAAAATAATGTATATCGAACTTCAAAAACACCATTGCCAATTTATAATACCAATTATAGAAGCCCGTATGAAAGTTTTAAAAAATAGAATTTTAAAAGGAAATAAAGAGGATTGGTATGATTATGAGCCTGAACAAATTGAAATGAAAATTTGTATGAAAAACGAAGAATACAACAGGCTGAATGAATCATTACAATCTTTTTATCAAACACAAAACAAAAAATGGCAACCATAAAACAACTCCAAACCCTGTTCGGCAAATTGGGCATTGCAGCACCACAACGCCACCAGCGTATATATGCCTGGACCAGCGGCAGAACCCAAACATCAAAAGAGCTGCAAGCAGATGAATTGCAAGAATTGTGCGACTCTTTGGCAAGCGAGGTGCAATTTCAAAAATCAAAAATAGAAGATGCCAAACGATTGCGCCGATCAAGCATTTTGATCATCGCCACAAACCAGGGGATCAAACACCGCGATCCACAAGAATGGGACAGTTTCAATAATTTTATGCTGCATAAAAGCTGTGTCAAAAAATCATTAAGACTGTGCAGCATAGACGAGTTAGACAAAGTCTTGTTACAATTCAGAGCCCTGCAACAATCAAATGCCATATCGGCACAAACCCCTGGCACAAAAGCCTATTTCAACCAATATGGTTTACCAAAAATAAGTAAAAATTAAATCACAACAAAAAAATGAACAAACTAAAAATCTCAGACAAAGTTTGGATGATGGTCGATAACAAAGCCGTTGAGCTGACCGTTACACAAATAACCGTTATTCAAAAAATCATAAAAGGCGAAAACGAAATAAAAGACAGCACCCAAACCACATACGATATTTGGGGTTCATGGAGCATCCTTTATACCCGAGATGTGCAAATAAAAGACGGCTTGTTTTTTAACACCAAACAAGATTTAATCAATTCGTTATGATACAAATATTTTCAAATAGTTCTGAAGACGAGTTAGTGAAATTTTTAAAAGACATTAACAATTACAACATCACTGAAGACTTATCAACCACACCCTGCCACTATACTGCAGATGGTTATTGCCTGCGGGACGAAGGCGATTATTGCCAAGACGGCACTTGCATTTGCCCACATTTGATAACAGAAATTAATGTTATTGCCACCTGCGTAACCTGCGAAACAACTGTCGAAATGTGCAGCAACTGCAAAAAACAATTAACCGAACCCGAGACAGATTGCAGATAACAGTAATCTTTAAATTATTAAATTATTCAATCTTTAAATTATACCAATGAAAATAGATTTAAAACTAACCGCCGACCAAATTTTTGCAGCAGCAAATTTATTAGAACAAGTGAATCGAATTTCGACACCAAGCACCACACAAGAGAAAATAAATAAGTCGATTTGCCTTGATTTATCAGACAAATTCACATCAAAAAACAAATCATTGCAAAAATCAAATTCGCTGTTTGATTTCAAAAAAAAATATAAATTGCCATTGAAATTTCACGAAGCCAACACCCTTTTTGAGGTGATAAATCAATTTTTGCCAAGCGTTGGTTTTACCAACACAAAAGCTGCTAACGATTTGCGAATGTTGATCAATAATTTGCACCCAAAACTCATTTAAAAGATGGAAACCACATACACCATAAAAAGTATTGCCGATGGCTATATATGGCAGTTTAAATACTGTTTAAATGGTCATTTTATAGCGTTCGAGGTTTTGAGTGGCACTTTGACAGAAAAACAAAAAAAGTGGTTAAATGCAAATTATCCCTGGGAGATTGAAGATATAAAATTTTGGCAAACCAAACTCAAAAAAAACTTTGAAATCAAAATAAACCTGCCCGAAGTCTCGTTTGATTTGTTTTGGAAAATGTATCCAGAAAACAAAAACTCAGTAAAAAAAACCGCCAAAGAACGCTGGGACAAACTATCCGAAGCCAACAAAATAAAAATCATTCTCAAAATACCAGAGTATATCAAAGTGAAAACAAAAGAAAATCATTTCTTTCCTTATGCCGAGGTTTTTATAAGACAAGGCTGGTGGGAAAATTAAAACCGCAAAACAATGCCAACAATAGGAAAATACAATAAAGTCATTTTTTCAGACGTTGAACTTCAATTCATAAAAGACAACTTTCATTGCATGACAAACCAGGCGATGATACAGCAATTGAATTGCACATTAACCGTTTTGAAAAACATAAAGCACCAACTTGGTTTGAAAAAAATGAATCTAGAATATTGGACACCAGAACAAACCAAATATCTCAAAAGCAATTATAAACAAAAAGGCAATAAAGAATTAGTCAAAGATTTTGCCGACCAATGGCACAAAGACAAAGGCTGGCACCCAAGACACATGACCAAAAAAATGATGCAATTGGGCTTGTATCGCAACAAACAAGATTTATTTAACATTGCCGAACGCAACCGCCAAAATGGTTGTTTTGGCAAACCAAACCCAAAAAAGAAACTCAAGCCCATGCCAAAAGTTTATTTTATGCTAGACAACAAAACAAGAATTGAAGTTAAACCCGGGCAAGATATTTCTGATCTAAAACAAAAATACGAAAATAGAAATCAACACCTACTTAAAAATTTAAAATGAAACCACAAAGCAAAAAACACAGTCTTTTTGAGAGTATAGCCAATACCGTTATTGGATTAATAACGAGTTATCTTGCCCAGTTATTTGTATTTCCGTATTTTGGTATAAACATATCACATACCACAAATTTTAAAATAGCAATATCCTTTTTCATAATTTCATTCACCCGGTCCTATCTATTGCGTAGGATGTTTAATAAGATTAATCAATGATACTACCATTTAGCACAAGCCTTAACGGCAAAGAAATTTACACCTACTAAAAAATTTAAAATGTTTGACAATTTGAACCAAAACAAAAAAAACTTTACTTTTTTCTTGCACATTAAAAAAACTGTTTTACATTTGCACCCGACAACAATATTAAAATACAATGCAAACAATCACACAATTAAAAAACTTTTGGCAGGCGTACGGATGTAAGTTCCGAGACTTTTCTATGCTTTGTATAGATATTGTTGTCAGCGACCTGCCTTTTTTAAATGTAATTTTTAAATCTTTATATTATGACAACAATGAAGTCCCAGCAAGTAATGCACTTGCAAGTAACTGATGGTTTAGCCGTAGCGGTTATTCAAAATCAAAATCACGAATTTTTAATGCCCACCAAAGATGTAGCTTTAGGCTATGGTATATCTTCTGGTACAATTAGAAAACATCAAGAACGGCATTCAGATGAATTTAAGGAAGGACAGCACTTTGTAAAGGGTGCGACAATTAGTCACACCCTTACAAATGTTCAACCACATTCAATATTCTGGACAAAAGCAGGTATCATTCGCCTTGGTTTCTTCATCAAATCTGAAAGAGCCAAACTTTTCCGTGATTGGGCAGAAAGCGTAATTCTTAATGTAACCGCTCCAGCGGTGCAACTGCCACAGGTCGTGCGTCGCAAACACAATCGGCTCACAACTTCACGAATGGTAGAAATCTTGGCAGACATTGCCCAAATTGATGACAAACAACTGCGTTTAAGTTTAATCTCAAAATTGGGCGTACAATAAACTTATAGAAATTATGGAAACAAGCTCTCAAACTACTCCAGATTTCTCTAATTTTTTTACAAAACAAATAGAGAAAGAAACAATGGCACTCTACATTCGTAGATTATTATTTGCAGTTTCAAAACAAACCCTTGAAACTAATTGCGACGATGGTTTTCGTAAAAACTATATTTCAGACGGTTATTATTGGCTTAATGAATTTGCAGAACTGATAGATCCGTATTTAGAAAAAAATAATTAACTTTTAAAAACCACGCCCCCCAGCGTGGTTTTTTTATTTAGAAAAAGTTGCCTTGCGTGGTATTAAATTAGTTTTTATTTTTGTCAAATGGAAAATCGTAGAACCCAAGGGCAACAGCGTAACAAACTCCTGCGTTACCGTGCTATATTAAAAACGTACCTTCAGCACAAAACGGAAGACATTCCGTTTGCAGTTGTTTGGAGAAAATATGTCTATCCTACTCACTTTATTAGTATTGGCACTTTACGCAATATTATAGACACGCCTATCAACAAACAACTAAAAGAAATTGACAATCAAACTTCTTTATTCGATTAGTTGATAATTCCCCATTCGAGGGGGTTAAGAGGGGCTTTAAACGTTTGTCGCCTCTACATAATAGGTTATAAAATATTCTTGCACTCCATCGTCTCGAACGCTTCTTTTTAAATCGTTGCGTAACATTTTACTACAATTCGCATCGGGAGAAAAACCATGAATTTTTTCGTGTATTTTTTGTGCCAAATTCCAAATAAGCCACGCTTGGTCTTTTTGGGATTGTGGGGCTTGTATACTCGTATTAGTTAGTTTCAAGTTTGCCAATGTTAGTTTTACGGTTGCCTTACCCAATTGCCTATTGATAGGTTGTTTGTTCCTGTCAATGCCTAAATTAGAATAATTCACGTCACTAATATCAATCAAACAACACGGCCATTTAACAGGCGGTTGATACATATTTAATTGACCCCAGTCTTCGTCAATATATTTTAGTTCCGTTAGTTCCGATAGTTTGTTTTGGATATTCTGTAAAATTTGTTTCATAATGTCATTGCAAGGCACGAAGCAATCTCGCTATTTTTTAAGGTTAATTTTAAAATCTTCAATTAGTTTTTTTGCATTTCGGTTTACAATCACTTCCATCGCTTGTCTCAATTGTGGATGGTCGCCTATGAATTGCCGTTGGGGCATTTTTATATTTACACTTCGAGAGAAAGCCTTAACCTTTTGTGCTTTACCTTTTACGGTTCTATTAAATGGACGCACATTTTGGGTCGCCTTTATTGTGCCGCCCTCATTATGTATTTTGGCATACGGTACGTCAAAATTCCAAACAATACTGTTACCGCTCCTTTTTGGTGTTTTCACGCCACGGCGTAACCTGCCAACCCCCATCAAAATTGCCCGCCCATTATTGCCGTCTTTTCGCTCTTTCCACTTTGTGCCAAAAAAGCCCTGCTGTTCAAAATTTCTATCAAACAACTCCGTGGCTTTTATTTCAATATCTTTTAATGTTTTGTCCGTAAATTGTTGAAAATTCATATTTTATAGTATTTTTGTGTTATGAAAGACAGAAGTTGCTATTAACAAAATAATTTTAGACAGCAATTTACCCAAGATTTTACCTGGATCCTACGAGAAACTTTTGGCTGTGGTAAAAGACAAAGTTCAATCTCTTCACGAAATTCATGCAAAAGAGCTGACCGATTTACTGGAGGTTGAAAGCGATCAAATGACAAATTTGCTGTCAAAGCTGTTATCAAAATAAATCTTTTTTCTTGCATTTTATTTTTGTATTAAATTTATATAAGTTCTAACGCTTAACAGCAACAATAGTAACAGCACATAACGCCACAACTATATTAGCTATGGATATTATTTTTATAGCTAGTTCATAGCGTTTTTTAGTTTGTTCTAATTTTTTAAAATTGTTTTCCATTTTGTTATTTGTTTTAAAATTGTTTGTATATTTGCAAAGTAGTCAGACGATACAGCATTGGATTGTATTTCCTTTGAAATGGTTGTTTGGCTATTTTTTTATGTCTTTTTTTACGTTTGAATAAAAAGAATGAAGTCGAAATTGAATTTGTGATTTATTTTCCATTTTTATTTTAAAATTGTTTGTATATTTGCAAAGTAGTCAGACGATACAGCATTGGATTGTAGTTCCTTTGAAATGGTTGTTTGGCTATTTTTTTATGTCTTTTTTTACCTTTTCACTATCAGAAACAGAATAAAAATGTACTTCTCCAGTATTCATTTCCCGATTTATTAAATATGTTTTTTTATCGTTTATGATAGTTTCAAAAACGTGAATTTTTGTTACCATTGGATTTTGTTTAAAATCTTCATAATTTCCTAAATAAGTTGCGTTTTTCAAAACTTTATCAATATTGAATAGCATTTTGTTTTTATCTTCAATAAATTCGTGTGGTTGATTAACAGCTTCTTTGATGCCTGAACCAGTAAATGTAATTGGTGTTTTCAACTCTTTTCTTTTTACAGAAACTTCGCCTTTTACAAACTTTTTTATTAATTCATTTCGTGTTGTTTTAAAATCAATTTTATTCAAAATCTCCTTTACCTTATTCGCTCCAACCACTTTATTATAAGGATGGTTTGGCGGAAATATCACTTTTTCCTTTCCTGGATTGAATCTAAAAATTTCAAGCTTGTTTTTGCCGTCTTTACCTATTTGGCTGGTGGCTAAATTTCCTTGTTCTATGGCTTTTTTACTATCACTAACTTTGTAATCTTCGGGCAAAACTTCAACCACCGTACAGCGGCAACGCCACCCATTTGGTGGCATAAAACTATCCCAAAACGGATCAGACTTTGGCAGGGTTGTATCTCTTAATTTGTCATGACTATCCCGCACACGCTGATCTCCTGCAGTACGATATTGCAAATTATAATCATCACTAAAATCTGCCCATTTATTTGCTGTTTGAGACGATGCCACAGCAAACTGATATTCGGATTCCAAATACTGCCTGTTATAGGTTTCATTAATTTTTTTAACGTCTTTATAAAACTCTGAAAACGGTTTTATTTTATTTTCAGAGTTCAACAATAATCGTGAAGCTTCAAAAAGTTGTGCGTGGGTTTTCAGTCCAGAAAACAAAAAAACATCATTTTGCAAGTCTTTTAACAACGCACCATCAACCACATTATCAACTATTGTTTTATCAAAAATGGCATTTGTTTCATTGATTAAATTTTGATATTCCAAAGTGTTTTTTAAATCCTTTGGATGGTACTTTGCGTTTTCGTGCAACTTTTTAAATGCCTTTTCGGCAACGTTTAAAAGGTTTTTAAACCCTTTTGAAATAGATAAATTTAAAACGGCTGTTTGGGCTTTACAATCAACACAATTGCAATCATAAATAAAATTTAATCTATTGTGCAACGCCCCAAAATATAGCCCCCCAACCCCCAAAGGGGGAGCAGGGAGGCTTAAACGAAAAAATCTTCATCAAAGTTCAGCGTTCCCCCTTTGGGGGTTAGGGGGCTTTTTTCTGTAACTTCAAGTCCAAATTTTTTAAGAATATAATCCGGTTTTATGGCATAGCTCCCCGTTCCCAAAAAGCCGATTGCACGCTCATACAATTGTTGGGTGTCTTCTTGCGGATCAAATTCATAGTTTAGTTCGCCAGTTAGAAAACCAATATTAATAAGTGCGGGTATTATGGTATCGTTCCAATATTGCTCTGCTTGTTCCATATCCGATTGCACCAACTGCCAAAGCATATCCTGTGAGCTTTGCTCTTTTCCTTTGCTTCCGTTTTTTGTATCCTGACCGATAACCGCCCCTGAAATTAGCATCGAAATTTCGTTGTTACAAAGCCCAATTAAATTATTGTAAACATCGCCGTTGGTTTCCACTCCTTTTGCCCACTCAAAGTTTTCTGTACTGTCGATAATAAACCAAGCGGCACTTCCCATGTCACGCATCATTTGTTCTCCACGGCGCAGCATTGTTCCGTCCTGTGTGTTGGTTTTCAAAACACGTGGCGGAATGCCGTATATTTCGCAAAGTTCACTCCAACAGGATTGTGCAAAACGTTTAAACAAAACGTGGCTCACGGCTTTGTTTAACAATCCCATTTCATTAGAATTAAACTCTAAAATCCACGTTCCAAATTCGGGCATTTCACGGTATGCCGTTGTTTTGTCTTGCGTATAATCTTTATAAAACAATCCTTTTTGTGGCACAACGTTGGTTCGTGGCAAAGTAGTAACAACGGGCATTAATTCGCCTTTTGTGTTGGCTTCTAAACGCAATTCAATCAACGAATAGCCATAATACAAACTATCTAAAATCGCCATTGTTAATTGGCGAAAAATAGGACTGTTTTTTAGTTTTGTTGTTTGCTCCTGATCAACATCTCCGTTTGGTTTTTTAAGCGAAAAACTTGATGTAAATAATTGCTGTTTGCGGTTTTGAATTTGTGAAGTCAAAAGGGCATCGTTGCTTATTTCGTCAAAAAGCAACTGCAATTTATAATTTTTTGCATCCTCACTTTGAGCCATTCGGAGTGCCATGTTCCAACTTTGAATATCTTGACGGGTTCTGCTTACTGCCTTGCTATCATAAGGCAAAAAACGCTTTAGCCCCCCAGCCTCCGAAGGGGGAGTTTTTGCTAATGTAATTTTATTGGGTTTTCTGCTTTTCATATTTTTTAATTTATTCCCCATTTGGGGGTTAGGTGGCTTTATTCATGGTTAAATTTTGTACGACTTCCAAAGCGGAAAAGTTGTTTTTGAGTTGCTTGGTCGGTATCGCTTTCTACCAAAACAGGAAGATTAAGTGTTATCGTTCCCTTTGATATTCTATTGAGATAATCAATTGCCCGGTCATAACGTTCCTTTATATGTTCATATATCATATCGGGATTAGACAATTGGCAAACATACCATACGGCAACTGTTTTAACGTGCTGCATGATGAGTGCATTTCTGTTTTCGCCCTGTGCCGAAAAAATTAAATCCACATCATATCGGGGTCGCCCATCTTGCCATTGTTTCAAATTATTTGAGGTTAAATAACTTCTGACTTCTTGTTCAGCTGTGGCAATTGCAGTTAAAGCAATATCATTGTTTTGTTCTGTAATTTGATTTAATTGATAGTCATAAATGACTGATTTAAGTTCATGAACGGTAATAAACATAATTATTTATTTAAAGATTGAAAAGATTGAAAAAATTTAATGTTGCTTAATTAATTGTTGTATAACAATAAGCCATGTTCTTTTTTTTCTGTTAAATTGTGCGTCTGTTTTCCCTGTTATAATTTGGTGTTCCACATATATTGGAAACCCTAAAACATCTACACCTGTTTGATAAATAGCTACTTTCATGATTCGTAATTTTTTAATTCATTAAATTAGTTTCTAATTCCCCCTTCGGGGGTTAGGGGGCTTTTAAAACCTGTGGCTTGCTCGACTACCAAAGGAATATTGATTTTTTGAAATATGGGTTGCAACATTCACAACTGAAAATCCGCCGTGCGTTGCATCTGGGCCGTCATCGTGCGCTTGACTTCCTTTTTCAAATGCAAGGAACTGGTCGATTAATATTTGCATATCGTTTTCAATAAAATCGGGCAACTCATCAGAATTAAAAAAAACATTCATTCTTTCAAAATGTCCGCATAAACTTTCGATACGGTCGTATTTATCGGCTTTGCTTCTTTTGTCTGCCGTTACTGGAATATAGTATCCTCGTTTTTCGCCTTCGGCATCAAAATCAGAAACAAACTCATCCATTGCAAAAAGTCCTTCAATCAAATAACGAATATTGAAATTTTGAAACCCAAAAGTTTCGTAAACATCATATAACCATTTAGCGGCATGAGCACGGCTTTTACGTTGCAGATAGCCCAGTATTATATGAAACTCCTTTCCAATTTTGCCAACCAAAACAAGGGCTTTATAATCGGCATTTGCCTTATAACTTAAATCTCCATAAAAACACAAAGCGTCATATTGCTTTAATCCTTTATGAATATTCATTTTTTTGTGTTGGATATTTTCGTATTTGAAAATCGCCCCGTCCTCAATATGCACGTGCATATATTCACGCATAAAAGAACGGTATGGCATTGTTTCAAATTTTATACGCCAATAATCTGCACTTGTTTTTTCTATCCATTCGGGTTGAAAATCTTTAGTGTCTTTGACGGCACAAACCGTTAGAACCTCAAACTTAATAAGCCCCTCAGCCCCCGAAGGGGGAGTTAGCCCATTTAGACTTTGGACTTTGGACTTTTGACTATTTATAACCTCGGTAAAATAAATTTTGAGCCTATTGGTTATACTGTTTTTATTAAAATTATTGTTTGCATACACAAAGCGTTCGGTGGCATCATCATCAGAATCAAAACAACCCCAAATATCCTCGGTTATAAAATCTATGGCTTCACGCATCATTCTATCATTATTCACGTGGCGTTTGTCGTCCACGTCATCTACGGCGATATAGTCCGGGCGTTCGGATTGCTCTCTTGCTCCACGTGGATTTTGACCAAAGCCCATACACATAAACTTCACACCGTCGGAGGTTGTAAAATCGCCATCTGCCCAGTTGCCCTGTTGGAACTTTTCGCCATAATCATTTTTTAAACGGTTGTTAAATTGCAATTGCCCTTGTATTCCGGATAATAAACGTTTTGCTTTTGGTTCGGTTTCGCCAATCAATAGCATAAATTTTAAATCGTGCTTAACCAAATACAAAAACAAAGGAATCCCCATATCAATATGTACCGACTTCCCGGCAGAACGAAACATCTCACCCAAAAAACGAAGCCTTTTATTATTGATTATGGTATTTGCCATTTTGGTATGAAACCAACCGCATTTCTTTTTGGCATAATTCGGAAAGTAATATTCAAACCATTTGACATAACTTTTTTCAAGTTCTTTTATTCTATCGGCTTTTTGTTTTGCCGTTTCGTGAATATCAATAGCCGTGGCTTGAGCAATACGCAAACAATGTTTATCGTAATCCTGTAAAAGTTTTAAATATTTTCTATTTTCTTGCATATTTTTTTTAATTCCCCCTTTGGGGGTTTGGGGGCTTTAGTTTTCAAGACTTATCCTGTGTTGTAAAAATTGTTTGTGAAACCCAGTGCATTTGGTGGCAAAATCCGCATCAATTTGAGATATGTATAAATCCAAATCTTTAAGGATTTTATGCACCACAATAGGATCAGAATTTTTATCGCATTTATCCAATGCCGACATTAGTTTAGAAATACCATCGGCAGGAAGTTTTGGAGTGCCTCCACTAGTTACGTTTAACAGTTCTTGTTGCAACAACTGTTTTATTTTGGTTGGCGAGGCGTGAAAATTATATCGTTTCTCATCCCAATCGTGTTTTTTTGCCCAAAGTCCAATTGTCTTTTCAGTTACTTTGTATAATTGCGCAATTTCTTTTTGAGAAGTTTCGAAATTTTCAATAAAATAAGCCTCTGCTTTTTGCCTTGTTGCATCTTTTGACCTTACCATTTCTTCTATTTTATATAGCAAAAGTCAATCTATTATATGAGTTTCAAAAAATTATAACAAGCGTTTGATAACATCAATTAAAACATTGGTTGAAAGTGTTTAAGGATTGAACACTTATTTTTTTAAGACAAAAAACCGCCTAAAATTTGCGGTATTAAAATAAAAAAATAGTAAATCAAGTTATGCCAAAATCTTTTGTTTTTAACGACCAAACTCAAACCAATAGTTATGGTTTTATAATCCTTACTGCAGGTATTAGTTTAAAGCGATTTAATAAAAATCCAATGATGTTAAACCAACATTGGAACTCTACGGAATCGGTACTGGGTAAATGGACAAACATCAGAGTAGAAAAAGATTTGCTTTTAGGAGAGCCTGTTTTTGACATTGAAGATGCGGACGCATTAAAAGTGTCGGGAAAAGTAGAGCGTGAATTTATTAACTCGTGTTCGATGGGCATCACTTTTTATCGTGATGACCTAAAAATTATCGGTACTGAACTGGTAATGGAAAAATGCGAATTATACGAATGCTCTATTGTTGCCGTGCCATCAAATGCAAATTCAATACGCCTTTATACTGAAAGTGGAACGCTTCTAAAAGATGACGAAATAAAACAACTGTGTTTATCGTTACAACCCGAAGTTTTGGAAAACCAAGATTTACAACTTAATCCAATTAATATGAAAAAAATCTTGTTATCAGTCGCCTCTCTTTTGGCACTAAAATTTGACAAAGCAACGCCCGAAGTGGATGTTGAAAAAATCGAAGAGGCTATTTTGACTTTGTCAAATGAAAACGCAACACTAAAGTCAAAAGTGTTGACACTTGAAGCCGAAAAGGATTCGGCAAAAGAAACGGCAATTACCGAAATGGTAAACCTTGCTATTACGGAAGGTAGAATTTCTGCAACCAAAAAAGATGATTTTGTAAACCTTGCAAAAGCCAATTTTGACCTTGCAAAAATTACAATTGAATCAATCCCCGTAAAAAAAACGCTATCGAACGATCTAGGCAATCCTGCAGGTTCTGCAGAAATGACAAAAGAGAACTTTCAAAAATTGAGCCACACAGCACAATTGGAATTTAAAAATACCAATGCTGACGATTACAAAAAAATGTTTAACCTTTAATAAATAAAATATGCCAGCAAATTTTGCAGATGTATGGTTGGATAGAGTTAGAAATAACATATCCAATGCAGATCAAGCCCCATTCCTTGACGGAATAGCCGAAATGGATGTAGATGTTTCACAAATGGGCGAAGGTACCGTTACCGAGAGTAACATTATCCATGTGCCGACAAGTGAGTTTGCACCCGATATTTTGATAAATAATACCACTTATCCAATTGCTTTACAAGCATATACCGATAGTGAGGTTATTATCAAATTGGATAAATTCCAAACCAAGGTGGTAACTCTTACAGACGACCAAGTTATGGGCGCGTCTTATGACAGAATCGACAATGCAACTCGTAAAACAGTACAAAAATTGACTTCTGAAAAATTCACAAAAGCAATTCACGCAATTGCTCCGACCACAAACACGGCAAATACACCCGTGATTGCTACAACTGGATCTGCAGATGCCTCAGGAAGATTACGTCTTGTGTATGCAGATTTAGTAAATCTGAAAAACCAATTTGATAAAATCAAAACTCCATTAGTTGGAAGACGTTTGGTTTTGTGTGCCGACCATTATAATGATTTATTATTGGACAGAGCCAATTTTGGCGACCAATTGGTAAACTATGTTAGGGGTCAGGTTGCACCTGTCATTGCAGGGTTTGAAATATTTCAATATCAAGTAATGCCAGTCTTTACTTCAGGAACAAAAAAATCTTACGGTGCTATTGCTGTAGCTGGAGACAAAACGGCATCAGTTGCTTTCTTGGCGGATAACATTGCAAAAAAAACAGGAAATACCAAACAATATTTTACTGCAGCAAAAGACAATCCAACCACGCAAACAAATCAATTGGCTTATCGCCACTACTTTATTGCAGTGCCGTTTAGAGCTGAGATGATAGGAGCAATTATCTAGTAAAAAAAAATTAATAATAAAAAAAGGCTCTTATTTTTAAAAAAAGAGCCTTTTAAAAAAACATTCAAAACCATAATAAGGTTTTGTTTAAAAATCATAGAAATGGAGCAATTTGTATATCCTGTTTTAACCGTTTTTTTTACAGCGTTGATTACTTGGATTTTCAGTAAGCGTAAGCAAAATTCAGAGTTAAAATCATTAGACATTGACAACGAAATTAAGTCAGCTGACTTTTATAGAAATCTTTTAGACGATGCTATGAAACGATTAAATCAAGCCATTGATACTATTAATGAGCGTGATATAAAGATAAAACAGTTGATGGATGATATAGAAGTTTTAACAGACGAGTTGCGAAAGTTCAAACAATTAAATGGTAAAACATGACACCACTTGCAGAAAAATCTTTGCAGTTTGCAAAAACCCAATTAGGCGTTTGCGAAATCCCAAAAGGCAGTAATGCCGGACCACATGTTGAAGGATATTTGCGAAGTGTTGGGCTTGGAAAAGGTTACGCCTGGTGTATGGCTTTTGTATATTGGAATGTACAAACGGCTACCGATGTTTTATCAGTTAAAAATCCACTTAAAAAAACCGCTGGAGTTATGGATCAGTGGAATTATTTGGATAATAAAAAAAGTGCAATACCCGAAGTTGGAGACATTTTTATAATGGATTTTGGCAAAGGATTAGGACACACGGGATTTGTTGAAAAATTATTGCCAAACGGCAAATTCCAAACCATAGAAGGCAATACAAACGATGACGGCAGCCGGGAGGGCTATGAAGTAGCCAGACGGATCAGAACCGTATCACAAATGAAAGGATTTATCCGAATTTAAAAACAATTTAAAACCCATTTAAAAAATGAAAAAATTATTTAGTCTGTTCTTTTTGTTTGTTGTTTTGGTTGGAACATTAGTTGGTTG